TGGCGCACAATCTCCCATCTGGGCGAGTCAGTCTAATACTTCCTCAAACCGATACGACATTGACCACGATCTCGGTAGGCAAAGTAAAAACTTCTTTTTTACTTGCAGGAACAAAGATATTTTTGTTTGGACGACGGGTGCGTACAATATGCCTGAGTATGGGTTTGTCGTTAATGCGGTAGACACGTATCGGTCAAGTGATAGCAATTATTGGGGCGGTACGGCTATGGGTTTACCGAAAACCTCTGGCTCAAATACTTCAAACAATACCCATAGAGATAACGTCACGGCACAACAACATCTTCCTCTGTTTAAGGTGGACGATGCGAATGGTATTTTTATCGCTCCGTATTATTGCGCGAGTGGAACTAATAACGGACAACACGTTTTTCTAAAATATACCATCGGCGCAGATCATTCGGTTACTACTTCGTCTGAAGTTTTGATTGGCGGCACTGATCCCGCGCAAGGTTCAGGCGCTCAGGGTCATTGGATAGCGACCTCCAACCCTTTGATTTTTTTCTATCTTTGGAACGATTCCGCGCAATCTTTATATTATACCAAATGCACTTGGAACGCAGATTGGACTGCTGCGACATGGAGTACGCAAGCACAAATTGTACTTCCGATAGCGATGGATGCTGGATTTGGAAATACCGCGTGGGCGCAAGATTATGATGCTTCTACTATAGCGATGAAGCATAGCATTCCTGAGTCAGAACTTTTTTTCATGGTGGGGAAAAACGAAGCCAGCAATTCTTCGGCTCTCGCGCTTTCTTTTCCAGCGACGGGTACTCCTTCTGTGCTTGGTACGACCACATTAAACAACGAACTAAGTGGCGTTTTGTACCAAACTAATTATATGCAGTCTCTTTTTGATGGGCAGATGCTTTCTATTCAGAACCCAGCTGCCGTGGAGACTTATGGCCGTGCTGTTTATTATACGGAACACTATAATCCTGTTTTCAAAAAAACTGCTTCACTTCCAGCGATAGCGAGGGCAGATGGCGATTCTGGAAGCACGGTGAATATAGACCTTAAAAGTGGTGATACCGCAACGACTACGCTTTCATCTGATTTTTACCTTACAAAAGAGGGCATGTCTTATCCCTACGATGTGGACGATGGTGACCTTGGAAAAACAGGAGTAAAAAGCGTTCAAAGGGGCTACGTTTCTTCAACAGCGACCAGTTTTACGGTTTCTATCAACGCGGTAAATGTAGATAAATCCGTATTGAATTTTAGTTCTAATAGAGATTATTCAGGCACTTTTTATGCTGGTGTTCATCCTAGAGGAACCATTTCTGGTCCAAGTTCTATTCAATTTAACAGAGGCGGCACAAGCACGACGGTTTATGTTGCTTGGGAGGTAATTGAGTATGTCTAATAATTGGTATGCAAGAATAGAAAAGCAAGTCTGGGTGAAAGATGACGGCACAGAACAGGAACACGATACGGTAGTTGAAACGATTTGGACTACCATAAAGTCAGAGCCTTGGATTCAAACATCTAAATCAGAAATGTCAAAAATATATAAAGATGGCGTTTTTTATAACGATCCTTCGGAGATACCTTCATGAGTTGGAAAATATCTGAGTATCAACAAGACACAGTAGAAAAACGAGCAAGGGCGTGGAGGGATAATGAGCTTGAGGCTAGTGATTGGATAATGTCAATTTCTGATTATCCACAACTTGAAGCATATAAAACTTATCGTACAAAGTTGCGTGATTGGCCTACTACCGAAGATTTTCCTAACACAAAGCCAACGCTATGAATACTGAGCAACAAATTATTGATATAAAAGAACGTATAAAACGCTCGTCAGGTGATAAACGAGGTCGTTTAAAGGCAAAACTTGCTCTACTAGAAAATAACCTTTGGCTAAGTAAACCGTGGGTAGAGCCTAAAAAGGCTTGGTGGCAAGTTTTACATGGATAAACTAGAAGCCCATGAAAGAGAGTGTGCGGTGAGATATAAAAACATCGAGGAACGTCTTGATCGTGGGACAGAGCGCATGAATCGCATAGAAATGAGTGTCTATGCATTATACCCGTTTCTGGTAGGACTTCTGATAGCCAGTAAATTCGTAGGCTAATTTCTCATGTTCGCTGAATTAGCGGCAATTGGTAGCGCACTCAGCGCAATAAATTCAACTATTTCTACATTAAAAGAAAGCAAGGCTAATGCTTCTGACGCTGTGTCCTTGCTCTCCAAGTTCGGAGCCGCATCAAGCAAATTAGACCGCTGGGAGCAAAAGACTAAATCAAAGCGGCCTCTTACGCCAAAAGAGGCAATGGATTTATCAATCCATAGACGCAAAATTAAAATGCAAGAGCAGCAGATAAAAGATATATGCCTTATGTCTGGCTGTGCCGATGTTTGGCATGAAGCCCAGAGAATAAGAGCGCAGTCAGAAAGAGACCACAAAGAGTTCCTTAAAACAGCACATATAAGGCGCAAACAACGCAAAGAAAAAATAAAAAACTGGGCTATAGCTTTGTTTATAGGGACTTCTTTAATTGTAATTACAGGAACAGGATTTGTTTTAAACAAAGCTTATGAGAAAGTACAGTTAGAAGATGCTAAAGAACGGCTTAAAAAAGCAAAAGAGCGTCAAAGGAATATACGAAAATGCGGTAGAATTAAATGCTAATCAGGAGGATGCATGGATAATATTGAGATAAATGGAGAGGACTTTAGTTTAGATTCAGTAACTGATGAAACAAAAGAGCTAGTGCGTCAGTATTTTTCTGGGTTAAACTTGATACAATTAAAACGAGATGAATTGTTTTTATTAGAAGTAGGCTCCTTAAATCTTAGTCATACACTTAAAGAACGTATACTGATTGATACAGGGAAGATAGAAAAGCAATGACTTATTACAAACTAACACGTTTTTCTGGTATAGCTCCTGCTGTTTCTTCTCGATTGTTGGGGGAACAGTTTGCTCAAACGTCACAGAATATAGACTTTGAAGCAGGGCGTATTACTCCAATAACAGAAGAAACAACAACAGCTACGCTGACGGCTGGTACAAGAAATTCAATTTATTACTATGAAAATAGCGGCACTAATCAATGGTTACAATGGGACAATGATTATATTAAGGCAGTTGAAGGGCCTATCCCTGGGGATACATTAAATCGTTTATATTGGTCTGGTGAAACTTACCCAAAAATGTCTCATCGACAAGCAATTACTTCAGGTAGCGCACCTTTTCCATCAACTGCTTATCGGTTAGGTATACCTATACCAGCAAATCTTTCTATTCAATTAACTGGAACAGCTGACCCAAATGCTACTCCTATAGACGTAGCGTATGTTTTAACATTTGTTTCTAACTACGGAGAAGAAGGGCCACCTTCTGCTGTTACAGCAACTACGTCTTTTACTCCTAGCACACAGACAATTACTGTAACAAGAGGGACTTTACCTACAGGAAACTACGCTTTAAGTTCTACTCAAGGTACTTTTCCACAAGTTGCTAAGTGGCGGTTGTATCGTAGTGCAGTGGGTTCTACTCAAGCAGCATTTCAGTTAGTCCATGAAGCTCCTGATATTGCAAATACTCAGTATGCAGACCAACTACAACCTGCACAACTACAAGAAGTTATTCCTTCTACAACATGGATAGGTCCACCAAATGATGACACTACTTTATATCCAGATGGTCCTATGCAGGGGCTTATACCTGTAGCAAATGGTGTATTTGCTGGGTTTACAGGCAGACGGCTTTGTTTATCAGAGCCATTTTTACCTCATGCATGGCCTATTTCTTATCGTATTACACTAGAAAACGAAATAGTAGCTATAGCTACAACGGGTAATGGCATAGTTTGTTTGACTCAAGGTAAGCCTTACTTTGTAACAGGTACTGATCCGTCAGCAATGGTGGCAGTAGAGATTGATTTGGCTCAAGCTTGTGTTAATAAACACAGTGTTGTAGATATGGGTGATTATGTATTGTATGCAGGACCAGATGGTTTGTGTGCTATTGCAGGTACAGATGGTAGTGTAGTAACAAAAGGATTAATTAGCCCTTCTCAGTGGAATGCTGATTTTGCTCCTACAACCTACAAAGCGTTTAAACATGAAGGTACTTATGTAGCATTTCATAGTACAACAAGTGGTTGGGTATATGATCCACGAGCGCAAGAAGCAGCTATATCTACTACAACCAGTTCGGCAGCGGTGCGTGGGGGCTTTCATAATCCTAAAGATGGGGAGTTAGACCTTATTATTGCAAGCAACGTGCGAAGGTATCGAGGCAGCACAACGAACCAAACGGCTACGTGGAAAAGTAAAAAGTTTGTAGCACCTAATCCTGTATCTATGTCATGGGTGCATATTCATGCAGATAGCTACCCAGCGTCAGGCACAAAAAATCGAATACGAGTCTGGGTAGACGGCACTGTTATCGCTGATTACAACATAACTAAAACGGGTAATGTGTTTACTCAGGAAACATCTACTCCCAATGGCATTAGTAATGTGACATTACAAGCTCCTACGATGCGATTGCCAAGTGCAATAGGCACAGAATGGGAAGTAGAAGTGTCAGGTGTAGTAAATATTAATGAGGTTTGTTTGTCTCAAAGCATTGCGGAGATTAATGCAACATGAGTGAGTATGGCACACGGAGTCATAATGTTTCGGGGGGTAGATCAACTACATTGCCTGGGATTGGTAGGGTTCCACGAGATGCCAGCCCAGAGTTAAAACGATACCTTGAAGCATTACAAGAGATTATAGAAGTTAGAAATGGCTTTCGTGGTGATGTAAGAGATAGAGCCATTACTCTGCGAGAGTTAATAGCAAGCGGTTTAGCCAAAGATTTAGAGTCTGTGCCGTTTGATCCTAATAATCCAACGGGGCAAAACGTTGGTTTTCAACCGACTAACCCTATACCTGATTCAGAAACGCCCACAACACCTACTAATCTAGCAGTATCTGCAGGGTTTGGTGTACTTAAAGTTTCTTGGACTTATCCTACTAATTATACAGGGCATTCACATACAGATGTATTTCGTGGTACGTCTAATAATCGTGCTAATGCTGTATTTATAGGGCTAAGTGAAGGTGCTATGTTTGTTGATGCAACTGTTTCAGCCAGCACACAATACTATTATTGGGTTAGGCATGTTTCTGTATCAGGTGAAGATGGTAGTTATGCTGGTCCTGTTAACGCTACGTTGCAGCCTGACGTTACTGTATTGTTGTCAACGTTAACTGGTGCAATTTCTAGTACCCAATTAGTATCTTCTTTATCAACAGCTATTACTAACAACACTACCTCTGTAACTAGCTTAAATGGGCAGTATATGGTGAAGATAGCGAGTGCTACTTCAGGAGGTGGGCAACATGTTGCAGGGTTTGGATTATCAAATACTGCTGCAAATGGTACACCTGCGTCAGCGTTTATTGTAGCCGCACAAAAATTTGCTGTAGTAAATGCAACAAATCATGGAGTAGGAGCTACTAACTCTCCTTCTACAGCTAATATGCCTTTTGTAGTAACTACACAAGCTGAAACTATTGATGATGTACCTATACCTATAGGTGTGTATATACAAGATGCTTTTATAAACTCAGCACGGATTACTGAATTACTAGCAGGTAGCGTTAAAGCAGATTACGTAGTAGCTGATGCATTTATGTCTTCTCCTAGAATTGAAACCATGCAGATTAACATGGGGACAATGAATAAAGGATTAACTACATCTACTACTTCTCGTGCTTTGGCTAGTAGTGGGTCTAATTCAACGTTTGCTATTACAGGTACGCCTACTCCTACTTATAATGCAGGAGAAACGTTACGTTGTGTGCCTGATGCTAATACTGCAGTGTATATGGATGTACGTGTTGTTACGTTTTCAGGAGGTACACTAACTTATAAACCAGTGCGAACAACAGGGTCAGGTACATTTAACGCTTGGAAGATCACGCATCAAAACCCTGCTAAATGGACGATTAGTAATCCTAATACTCGTCTTGGAGGAAGCAATTTTAGCGTTGATGCTAGTGGCGTGATGCACGCCAATACAGCTAAGTTATCTGCATTAGAAGTTTATCCAACTGAAACTGATTTGGCTAATGGTACTAATGTTGTTTTGTCTGCTAACGGGACGATTGCAGGAGCTTTTATAGCCAATGCTTCAGTAAATACACTAGCAATTGCAGGGAATGCGGTAACAGTTCCAGCAGGAGATTCATCAAATACAGCAACTGTTAATGCAGGTAATTCTTTTATAGATATTAGTGGTTACACTACGTTGCCACAATGGGATAATAATAAACGACCAACGGCTTTAATTATTGGTGGGCAAGTAGGTTATTTAGGGGCTGATACATCTGGTTCTGAATCACAAGGGGCTACAGGATACGTAAAATTTCTTATTGAATGGGATATAGGTAGTTCAGGCAGTCCTTCATATTCTTTGGATTCTGGAGCATCTGCTAATACAGTAGCTACTCAATCTTTTAAAACAGGTAATGGGGGACAAGTAGTAACTACAAACCATATTGCTGTTCCTGAACATTTTCCATCAGGTACTACTAATGATGTTATTGGGTGTAGAGTGAAGATACAAGGTAGAAATGAACCTTTTGGATCTGGCGGTTCAAATTTTCGTAGAGCTTCTAGGTATGGATTTTTTGTACTAGGGTCTAAACGATGACAGCTAAAATTGCAGTTGTTTATGAAGCAAACGGTAAAATTGCTAGAGTTTGTAGTGGTTCTGAAGAAGGCGTAAAGCTTACATTAGAGCAAGATGGACGTTCTTTTTTATACGTAGATAATCACCCAGAAGAAAATAGTTACATAGCAGATGGTAAAGTTGTTGCTATGCCAACTAAACCAAGTGAAAACTGTGACTTTAATTATGGCACAAAAGCATGGGACTATAATTTAACTGGAGCAAAAAGAGAAGCATGGATCAGAGTAAAACTAAGTAGAGAAGCTGACGAATATGGTACTTTTACGTGGAGCGATAATACATTTCAATGTGATGAACATAGTCAGCGTAAATTAATGCTCACTATGCAACGGGCTTTAATTGATTCAAGTCTTTCGATGGCTTGGACACTAGCAGATAATACAGTTAAAACTTTTAGCTCTGCTGATTACTTGAATATTGGTACGGCTATGTCTACGCATATAAATGCTTGCCACGAAAAAGCAAAAGGCTTACGCACTAAGATAAATGCAGCAACAACACAGGATGAGTTAGACGCTATTACTTATTAGATTTTTTCTTTGAGTAGCCTTTGTTGGGCTTTTTGTTTTCCATTCGGATAGGTTTTCCTGGTGGTGCATTAATAAAACATTTTTTACCTTTATGCATGATAGCTCCTAATCATCTCTGTCTGCTAGTTTAAGCATTCGTAATCGTAGACGTTTGCTTCTTTCTGGAGTCTGTCTACTCCACCTACTGTCGTCCATTTCAAGTGCGACCTGCCCCCAAGCTTGATCTTCTACGGCCTCGTTCATGTGTTTGAATTTACCAAGACCAGTTGGCCCCATTTGGAAACACATATTAACAAGAATATGCTGGGCTTCTTGAGGTAGTTCCTCCCAGCTATCGTATATT